ACTGATGATTTATGTATAATGCCACTTCCTCCAAGGAAGCGTGGCCGAGTGGTTGAAGGCAGCAGTCTTGAAAACTGCCGACGGTGTGAGCCGTTCGTGAGTTCGAATCTCACCGCTTCCGCCAGAAAACATCAAAAAGCCGTTGATATTCAACGGCTTTTTCGTATCTGATTCTTGCCAATTTCAGCGGAATTTTTAACGTTTCAATCATTTCATTTCACAAGTTGCGGAACCGATCTCCGCAACTCCCGCCTTATCTCGTCGGCTTCACGACCTCGCCAACCCTCCGGTAAACCTTCTGCGTGATCTGCTTGTCGGTGTGGCCGAGCAGCTTGCTTGCGTCCTCCAGGCTCGCGATTTCGCTCGCAGCTTTTGGGCGGATGTCGCGGAACTGGAACGCCTTGATTCGTTTCGCCAGATCATCGTTGCGGGACTTCTCAGCCGCCGCGGCTGCTGTCGCTCGCGCTGCATCAAAGCGATCGCGCAGCATCTTCGATGTCAGCGCCTGACCCTCTTCAGTGCACACCAGCACGCCACTCATCGACTTCACCGGCCGCGCCATTAGACGGTCCACGCAGGCGCCCAGCTGCGTCGGTGCGCCATCAATATGCAGTCGGATCCGCAGGGCGTGGCGCGTTTTGTTCTGCAGGACATGCAGCTCGTCATTCCGGATGTCGACCACGCGCATCTTGAGCACGTCAGCCGGCCGCTGCCCGGACAGGTAGGCGAGATCCATCGCGTCGCGCAGCGCCTGGCTGCCGGCAGCGAACACAGCATCCCAGACATCGGCCTCGGCATAGTAGTCGCGCGGCGTCTCCTTGTTCTTCCGCACGCCGCGGCACGGATTATCTTTTTGCGTAAAGCCCCACTCGCGCGCCATGTTGAAGACGTGCGAAAGCAGGGCGATCTCCCGATTAGCGCGCACCGGCGCCGACCTGGCGTCGCGGTAGCGGGCGATATGCTGCGGCAGGATAGCGTCGATCGGCGCGCTGTCGAACACCGGGCGCAACTGCGACAAGCAGAGCATGTTCTCCCGTTGCGTCGACGGTGCCTTCTTCGGCAAGATGTCCCGCACGTACTGGTCGAAAGCGTATTTCATCAACGTCGCGTCGGGCGGCACGTCCTTGCACTCTAGCTCGGCCCATTTCCGTTTTGCTGCAACCAGGTCGGTACCCAGCGGGATCTCAATGCGCTTACCGTCGGGATCCCGCCCGTTGTAGTAGTAGCCGATCCAGATTTTTCCGGACTTGAGTTTCTTTTTTCGCGCAAGCATGCGCGGCGGCAGTTGTCTGCCGCTCGTTTTCGGTCGCATTTCCTACCTTTATTGAACCTTCGAGAAGTCCGGCTGCCACCCTCCTGCCTCTGGCGTTGCCAGTAGCGCCGGATTTATCCCAGCGAGCTTGAGGCGTGCATACAGCCGTCCGATGATCGGCAGGCCGGCACGATTCTGAATGAACACCCATCCATTCCGGCTTAACCAGTCGATCTGATCACCCTTGCGGCTGCAGCCGGAAATCTCGCTGATCTCGTCAGCGCTCAATGTCTCCGATTGCAGCGTCAGTTCGAAAATCGCGCTCATCGTCAGTATTCCTTCAAAGTACTGGCGCTGCGCTCTTGCTGCGAGCGCGTCCTCAAAAAGTGCGCCACGACGATTAGCAATGCTCCAATGCCAAGCAACGTGACCACTAGTGTCGTGGGGCCAAGGGCTGCACCCACAACGGCGAAGGCTATGCCGGCGAGCGTGCCGATAATGAACCTGATCCCAATAGCTCGCAATTGATCAGCCACGCTCACCGCCCTCACTCATTAAAATTACGGCGGCGTACAGCGGCACCAAGTTGTAGACGCTTTCAAAGCCACCGGCCGTGCTGGCTTCGTACTCCCCCTGTGCCTCTTCCTCGTGAACGGTGATGTGGATGGTGTTCTGCATGTTCTCGCCGACGACGACAGCCCACGCCACCGGCTTGCCCTGCTCCAGCGCTGGTTGATGCGCGAGGGCGGCGCGCAGGTCGGCAATCTCGGCCACCATCGCGCGCTCGACGTCGTTCGGCGCGTGCAGGGGAAAGTCCGGGGACGCGTTGATTCGCTGGCGCCAGGTCCGAACTATGGCTTGTTGCGCGGCCTGCGCCACTGCCCATTTCTTCAAGTGCTGGAGCAGCGCGTCGCGGTACTGCGCCAGGTTCTGAAACGAAGCTGCATAGCCGTCATCTCGTACAAGTCTCCGGAGAGCTTCCAGGCTGTTGATGTCTCCCCAAACACCCAGTCTTTGTATCAGATGTCCGACGCGGCTTTGATCCGTGTTGTTGCTCATACCATCCCTTCCAATTTAATTTTCAGTTCCGGCGCTGGCGCTGGCGCCGCCTCGCGCACGTTCAGCGGCCGCATGCTGCCGGTGCGCAGATTCACGAACGCGCCGTGCCAGGTCAGCCGGCCGTACCGGAAAAACTCCCACAGGATGCACAGCGCCGGCGTGACCACCGACTGGTTCACGAACAGCTCCTGGCGCTCGAGCGCTTCGGCCAAGCCGCAGCTCGGCGTATCGTCCTCTGGCGCCTGCAGGTCGATCAGTTCCGGCAGCACCTCGTATGGGCTGGGCAGGCCGACGCTGCCCGGCGGCAGCACGCGGTTGGTGTGCCGCTCGCCGAACAGCACCTGGCCGTCGGCCGCGCGGTTGCCCAGGTCCATCAGGTACTGCACGTTGCGCGCTTCCAGGATGTTCTCGATCTCGGCCCGGGCCCGCGCGCTGTCGACGCAGGCGATCGCGATGTCGTACATGTGGTCACGCCCGTCGAAACGGCCGAACACGGCCTGCCAGTTCAGGCCGAAGAACGCGTTGATCCGGTTGACCAGGACGTGCGCCTTGCTGGCGCCGACGTCGAACGCGCCGAACAGCTGGCGGCCCATGTTGGCCTCGCTGACTGTGTCCGGATCGTAGACGCGCACCTCGAGCCCGGGGTGGCCCAGCGCCGTCATGGCGTGGTTCAGGCGGGCAAGGCCGGTGAGCATCTGCGAGCCGTTGCCGCCGCAGCCGATCAGGGCCACGCGCGCGGCGCGCTGCAGCAGGTGGGGTGGCGTGATGTGCGGCATGCGATTACCCGAACACTTTCTCGGCCGGCACCGGGATCGGGATGTACAGGCCCAGCACGCACAGCCGGAAGGCGACCGTGGGCTTGTCGGCGTCGAGGTTGCCGAACACGGCCGAGATCTTCACCGCGCCACGGTCGTCGGTGTCGTCGGTATCGCTGAAGAACGCACCCATGTGGCCGTGGCTGTGCAGATCGATCACCAGGCTCTCGTTGTCGCCGACCTCGACCTGGTTGTACTGGATGCGGCTCGCGCTGGCCTCGCCGATCACTTCTGGATAGGCAATGCGCCAGGCGCGCGCGGTGTGGTCCCACAGCAGGCTTGCGGCCGCCTCGATCGGCGCGTCGACCTTCGCCTTTGCCGCGAATTCCTTCATCTGCGGCAGCGCGCTGCCGATGGTACCGAAGTCGAGCATGCATTTCTTTTCGATGGCGCCGTATGGGATCGCCACGCTGGTGTGCTCGGCGAGCCTGTGGATAAAGTGCAGCCATGGGCGGCGCACCTCGAGGTGCAGTCCGTCGGCAGCAAGCAGGAAGCGGTGGCCGTTCTCCTGCAGCGGGTGGAATGGTACGTGGCGCGGCACGGCGGCGACCGGCGCGGCGGCCAGCAGGGCCTGGTCCAGCCGCAGCAGCTCGGCCGGCGCGTTGGCTTCGTCGACGGCCAGCGGCAGCGGGCGCTGCTCGCGCAGCACGGTTTCGGCAGTGGCCAGGAACGTGTCGAACGACGAGCGGGTGATGTCGAGCAGCTCGGCGAACTGGCTGGAGAATTCTTTTTTGTCCATGTCTTCCTCTTGTAATCAGTTGGTAGTGGTGCGGTCAGCAATGCGCGCGATCGCGGCTTGCAGGGTTTCTTTCGAATCGACGAGCGCGCGGCGCATCGCTTCGGGATTGGGTTCGGCCAGCTGGTCCTGCCAGAGCTTTTGCATGCCGCCCTTGTACTTCACGGCGTCGCTGCGGTTTGGGTGGGTAAAGTGGCTGCGGAAGAATGCGGTCTCGTAGCGGTCGACCACTTCGGCGCCGAAGGTTGGCGGCAGATCGACATTGCCCGTACAGATGCGGCCGCCAGTCCACACGTTGAAGTGCGGGGCGTGGTACAGCCGCGTGGTCGGCGCCGGGCGCGCGCTGTCGCGCAGCGCGAACACGAACCAGTCGGTGGGCGTGGCCACGAACACGAGGGCAGGGTGCGCAGCTGGGCCATGCCCCGAGATCTCGCCGACGCCTGCTTTCTTGAACCAGGTCGCACGCACCTGCGCCGGCGTCCACCAGGCGATCAGGTTCGGCGAGCTGAACAGCAGGTTTTCTGGCAGGAAGCCCGAAAATGCAGTTGCGGTCGACACCGCCTCGGCAAACTTGGCCAAGCTTCCCTTCGACAGCGGCACGCCGGCGCCGATCACCGGGCGTCCCAATGGACTTGCGTCTTGCACCACCTGGTGCGAAGTCGCGTAAATGTCGCCGCGGCCGGACTGGTACATCAGCACGGCGCCAGTCAGTCTCAGCGTGGTTTCGCCGGTGCCCAGGATTTTTACAGGTATGAGGCTCAAAATTTCTCTCCCAGCAGCAGGATCAGTTTTTCGGTCAGGACCGCGACCTGCAGGGTCTGCTCGGTCCGGATCTGGAATTCGCGAATGCCGGCGACGGTCATCGGCACGGGGTTGGCATCGATGAATTCGCAGTAGTCTCCCGCGTTGCCGACCTGCTCAAGGTAGTCGTCGATCACCTGTCCGATTACGTCGCCTTCGTTCCAGAGCAGGACCATTGCGCCGTCGATCGTGTCGTGGCCGCAGCGGTATGCGCCTTTGTCCATAGGCTCGAGGACGAAATCAGGGCGGTGCACCAGCGCATGCAGCGCGTCGCAGACATCGATCACGCGACGCTCAAAGTCGCCGGTGCCGGCGGCGCCGATGGCAGCGCGCGATACAACCTGGCGCGGACGGCACACCCACTCGGGCACGTTGTCGAAGAACTTCGCCCTGGTTATCAAGTCGTAGTTCGCCAGCGCGTTCTCTACTGTGATGCCGTTCATTTCGGCGAAATCCTCGATCATTTCCTTGTCGTCACCGGAGTTGTCCCAGTGCAGCCACTCGGCCCAGCCGACTGCGACCCACGGGGTGAACGAATCCGGCAACAGGTTTGTTGCCTCGCGCAGCACCGCCAGCACCGTCTGGCCAAAGCCCTCCAGCGTGGCCTCAAGGCGTTCGATTCCACGCGACAGGGCAAAGCGTGGGATTTCATCCCCCATGCGGTTGAAGCAGAACCAGGCCGTCGTCGTCATATCGTGGCCGTGCCCGTCGTTCTCCAACTGCTGCACATGCAGCTCCCACCTGAAAAACTTGCATGAGTTCGCACGGATCAGGCACGTCCACCAGTGCGCCAGCGCGCGCTCGCACAGCCGCTTCTCGGTCTCGCCGAACACGTCGACCAGCAGCGCATTGCGCGGCGCGCGCAGCATCGCGTTGCTGATGACGTCCGCCTCAAGCAGCGCGATCGTCAATGGCACGGTCAGCGTGTCGATGCCCGGGATCGTGTAGTGCATCGGCACGTCCGGCGCGAACAGAGGCAGGGCCAGGGGCGCGTTCATGGCAGCACCAAGTGGTTCGCGGACGGCGCCAGGCAGCGCGGTCCGGTAACGCGCGCGGCCTCGCCGATGACGCGGGAAAGCTGGCGCGCCAGCGGCATGTCCGCTTGTTCCTCGGTGAGCACGTTCACCGCGCGCTCACCTGGTTGCAGGCGGCCGCCGGCGCGCAGGCACTGGAGGGCGAGTTTCCGGTTCATGGCTCAGGCGCCCTTGGTGCCGACGGCGCGGCGGAACGTGTAGATCTGCTTGGCGCCGACCTGCTTTGGGCCTTCGATGTCGGCGCTGGTGATCTCCGGATACACGTTGGCGAAGAAGTCGCGCACCTGGGGAAGGGAGAACGCCGGGCTCGGGTCAGCCAGGGCGACGCCGTTGTAGTTGAATTCGCGCGTAAGTTGTTGAATTTCCATGTGCTTGCTCCGTTAGAAGAGGTCGAGGGTGTGCACGTCGATCGCAGCGTCGGTAGCTGCTACTGGCGCTGCTGGTGCCGGCACCGCCGATCCATCGGCGTCCGGCGCCTGGATGGCGTCGCCTGCCGGCGCTTCATCTGCAGCATCGCCGCCGTCCGGCGCGCTGGCGCCATCCTGTTCTGCTGCAGGCTTGTCGATGTTTTTCTTGCGCCCGCCCTTGCCCTTCGCATCAGCCTTGCCATCGGGCTTCGGCGCTTCAATGACGGCAGCCGGCGAGGCGGCCTGGTCGCCGACCACGTCCTGCACCTGCTGGACCAGCGAGCGCTTCGGCGCTACCCAGTTGGTCAGGGCGGTCGCGAAATCGCTGTCGAACTCGGCCGGCGTGGCCACCAGGGAGAGCGGCTGGGGCAGCTTGGCTTTGGTTTTGCTGTCGGCCGGCACCGGGGTGACGTTTACGCGCAGCTGGTCGTCGCCCTCGGGCGCTATGGTGATCATCAGCGTCGCCTGTTTGGCGAGCGCATGCAGAGAAGTGAACATTGGCGTTTCCTCGTGGTGGTTGCCCGGGTGGGCGGGTTAATCGTTGTCGTTGGCCTGAAGCTTCTTCACGTCGACCTGGTCGCGGCGCCGCATGTGCCGGCGCGCCAGCATGTTCAGCACCAGCTGGAACGCCGGGTGGCGCAGCATTTCGTCAATTGGAGTAGGGGTGCGCAGCATGCGATGGGCGACCTCGAGCGCGGCACGATCGGGTTGGGCGTGGACATGAACAGCGGCAGCCATCAGCGCGCCCCTGCGACCACGGTGACGCCGCATGGCTGGTCGCCCAGCAGGGCTACCGTCAGTTCAGCAGCTTCAGCGCTGGTGCGCGCCAGCGCGCTGAAGGTGAGGCAGACGGTTGAGGTACGAGCGGTAATGAGGAACGGTTTCATACTGGTCTCCAGTCGGCGGCTCGGCGGATGCTGAGCTCGTTTGCGATGGAGTTAATTATCACGTATGTGTTTAAAGCTGTCAAACACATTCGTGATTTATTTTCTGTGGTTCTGATAAACTTGGTCCTGCCGACGAACTTCGGGCGGCAGGCCTGAGCTACAGGCAAAAAAAATCCCGCGCTAGGCGGGTGAGGGGGGGGAATATGGAACGTCTTAAAGCAAATCTAGGCATCCAGGCGCGTCGTAGCGCTTAAGCATTGCCGGTAAATCAAATATCGATGCCGCACGCCTCGCGGAACTTGTCCTTGATGACCTCTTCCGCTGCTTGCTCATCAATCCTGCTTTCAGACGGCATAGATATATCTGGATGAGCCTCCTTGATCTGATTATAGGATTTCAGAAGCGCTATCTTGGCATCCATCCGCAGCATGAATTCTTCGTGCGTCTCTTTATTAAGAGAGCCGGATTTCTCTAGGTAGCTAACACTCCCGGTAGTAAAGTATTTTTCAAATCCGGTGTAGCCGCCCATCCCGTTCTTCGAGTTGACCTCGCCGCATAGCGTCCGGTTCTTGGTGAGGCGCTCATTTCGAAACTGAGCGCTGCCTGGGTCTCGCAATTGAGCCTGAATTGCCTCGCGGGCCTTGGGGATTGCAATCCAGTCATCGTACTTAATATTGTATGTTGCGCTTGCGATGATCCCAGTCACGACAGCCGCGCCGAAGTAAATAACAGTTTTATCCAATTCAAACCCCGATGACTATATTGGGAATCTAATTCGCATTAAATATGCGAACTTTCTTTTCTGATTACCTTGCCGATAACAATACAATCGGCCCCTTTGCATAACTGCCGGTGGTATTTCCGCTGATCCAAGTTATCCGATGTGAGCCACCACTGGCCGGCATCGCGCAGCAGGCGCTTCACCACCGCCTCACCCTCGTAATTGACCACGTACACCGAGCCTGACACGAGCGTTTTATCAGCCGTGTTGACGACAACGGTGTCACCATCGTACAGCGCCGGCTCCATGCTCTCACCACGCACCACGGTCGCAACCAGTGCGTCCCGGCGCAGACCCTCCTGCAAAACCCATTTCGTCGGCACGCCCTGCGTTTCGCCATCGTGATATTCCGGCTCGACCTGGAACCCGGTGATCCCGGCCTGGACCCTAATTTTCACTTTCATGATCTGCGTCATGGTCGAGTCGTCCGGACCTGATGCGTGCACGAGCCGGGCGCCAGGCATCAGTGCAAGCGCCTCATTCGCCGTTGCGCTCGCGCTTGAGTCGAGCGCCATTGCGCCGACGCCTGTAGCGAGCCATGCGGGGGCTACATCGAGCGCTGCGGCAATCTCAACAATTTTTCGTGCAGTTAGGCGCGTCCCGGACTCTAGGTTGCCGATAGTGCTTTGCGATACGCCAGCCAATTTTGCCAGCGCTTCTTGCGTCAGCCCCTTGCGCTCGCGCGATTTAGTAATTCTTTCAGCCAATGTTTTCATATCACGAATGTAATACACATCTTAAACACATTGGTGTTGACTACTCAAACACGAACGTGATAACGTAGCGGTATGGACTTCCAAAAAATGACAACCGAATTGCTAGGGACTGGCCTGACCGAGCAGCAGCTTGCTGACTTAGTGCCTTGCAGCCAGTCGACGATCAACGCCTTCCGTCACGGCAAGCGTGGCGCTCGCCCCTCAATGGTTATCGGTAGCCGCCTTTTGGCGTTGCACGCCGATTTGTGCGGCTCGCCGCCGGCACCCCAGCCGCAGTAACCCCTACGGTTTTTTTGTGGTCGACAAGTTGCCCTGGGGACCTTGCCTGCCATTCACCACCACCCTGAAACACCGCACCACCAGGAGAGCACGATGAACCACCCGACCCAGAAGCCGAACCCGAAGCGCGAGAACACGCTGAAGGTGCCCCTCAACGAAACCGAGGATCTGGCCCTGCGCCAGTTCTGCGCCAGCATCGGGCAGCACGTGGCGCCGTTCGTCCGCCAGGCCGCATTTGCGCACATGCGCGCTGCAGCAACCCCAGCAGCGAATCCTACCCCGGCCCGGCGCCGGGGCGAATGGCCACGTCATGGCCATGTTCAGCGCTTCCCCGGCCGCGCCGTTGCAGCGGGGAGTTTTCACCGGCGTCTTTAAAGGCGACTTCAAACCGCTTGCCCACGCCTGGGCCACACCAGATTGACAGGAAAGACCTCATGAAAGACGACCAAAACCGGAAAGCGACGCCGGAAGAAAAGATCGCGCACCAGGCGCGGAATTGGCGCGCCTGCGAAAAGAAAGCGATCGCCCACAGGAACGACAACACCAAGCGCGCCGAATACCAGGCGCGCCAAAAGTTGCGCGAGGCTATCGACACGCAGGAGACACGATAATGGATCAGATCATTTCCCGCGCTACCATCCGCGCGTTGGCGCGAGCGGCGTTCGACCGTGGCGAGAGCCGCGACTCCCACAACATGAATCCGGGCGCCACGGCGCTGGTCGACTGGCTGACTGCGTACGACCAGGCCGCCGAAGAATGGCATGCTCTTCAGGCGTTGAAGGGATCGCCGCCATGACAGCCGCCGCCAAACGAACGGTGCCGATTGAGCGGCTCCTGTCGGTCATTGAATCAACCCTCCAATCCGGGCCACGCCTGGTCGACCAGCTTGCGTTCGAACTCGGCTATACCACGTCCGCCGTGCGGCCGCGCCTGGAGCAACTCGAGCGTGAGCACCGCGCGCACCGCGTGCGAGTCCCGCGCGAACACTCGCAGGGCTTTTGTTATCAGTGGCGTTACGGCCAGGCGCCAGGCGTCGTGCATGCACCCGTGATCGTACTGGCCCAAGCGTTGCCGCGCGCCGAGCTGCGCGTTTCCGTTCCATTCCAGACCATCGTGTGTAGCTGGCCAGCGTTCCTCTATCGAGATCCGCTGGTTGCGGCGCTGTACGGCCCTGCGAGTCAGGTGGGTGCATGAGCAGCGTCGAATCAATCAAATTTCCAGCGCCGCTCACACCGGCAGACTGCGATCTGCGTGATTTCGCCTTCATGCCGCTTGATGTCGCGCGCCTGCGTGACAGCGACATGGCTGCGTATGTTTCGCCCGAATCCTGCTGGGCAGCGGTGTTGCTCTGGAGCGCGGCGTGGCACCAAGTGCCGGCAGGTTCTCTTCCCGACGACGATCGCTTCCTGGCAAAAGCTGCCGGGTACGGTCGCGTGGTCAGCGAATGGATGGTCGTGCGCGAAGGTGCGCTGCACGGCTGGGTGAAATGCGCTGATGGCCGCCTCTATCACCCGGTTGTCGCCGAGAAGGCGCTGGAAAGCTGGCGCGCGAAGGTGATGCACCAGTGGCGCAAAGAGTGTGACCGCATCCGGAAAGCCAACAAGCAGCGGCAGGCAACAGGCGAAGAAGAGTTGCCGTTTCCACCGGAGCCGGGCATCGCATCCTGCGCCGTTCCGAAGGAAGTTAAGGTAATTCCGTCGGAAACCATAACTGCTTCCAAAGGAATCGCTAATTCAAGCCATGGAAATCCGACGGAAAACGCTCTTAAGGGAGAAGGACAGGGAGAAGGAAAGGGACAGGGAGAATTAAAAGAATCCCCCAAACCCCCTGACGGGGGCCTCGCGCCGGCCGAACGAAAGCCTGGTGCCATTGTCCTGTCGACGTTTCTCAAGGACTGCGAGGCGAAGGGTGAACGGCCGCTGCGCGACTACGCGCCACTGTGGCGCTACGTTCAGGAGGCCGGCCTTCCGCAGGACTTCACCGCGTTGGCCTGGGTCGAGTTCCGGCGCCGCTTCCTGCCCGACGGCACTGGTGCGGCGAAGCGGTACAAGGACTGGCGCGCGGCATTCCGCAAGTACGTCGAGGGCAACTACCTGAAGCTGTGGGCCATCGATGCCAACGGCGAGTACTTCCTGACCACGCAGGGCAAGACAGCCCAGAAACTTCATGAATCGAAGGAAGCAGCATGAGCAACGACATCAAACCACTGCCGCACAACCTCGACGCCGAACAAAGCGTCATCGGCGCGCTGCTGCGCGACAACGACGCGGTCGATCGCATTGGTGACCTGCGCGCCGAGCATTTCTTCCTGTCCGACCACCAGGTGATTTTCCGCGAGCTGATGCGCAACCTGTCGGCCGGGAGCAGCTGCGACGTGATCTCGCTGGGCGACGCGCTGCGCGACAAAGTCGGTAACTGCCTGCCCTACCTGAACGCGATGGCGCAGAACACCCCGTCGGCGGCCAACGTCGGCCGCTATGCCGGGATCGTGCGCGACAAGGCGGTCAAGCGTGGTCTGATCCGATTCGGCCGTGAGGTGGCCGAAGCCGCCGCCAGTTCGCCGGAGGACGCGAACCTGATGGTCGACCAGGCATCGTCCGCGCTCGAGCAGCTGGCCCTGGCGCGCACGCGCATCGAACCGGTGCTTGCCGCCGACGAGCTGACCGCGCACGTCGAGGAAATCGGCCGGCGCGCCGAGGGCTTGGTCAAGGCGATCTCCACGGGCTACCCCGACGTTGACGCGAAGCTGAGCGGCGGGATCCGCCCGGGCGAGCTGATCGTGCTGGCGGCCAGGCCGAAGATGGGCAAGACTGGCTTTGCGCTGAACGTGGCCTGCAACGTGGCCGAGGACCATAGCGTGCTGGTGCTGTCGATGGAAATGCCGAAGGCGCAGCTGCACGATCGCAACCTGGCCCACCTCGGCCGTATTCCGCTGCCGCACCTGCTGCAGCCGCAGCTGATGACGGAACCGGACTGGGCCGGCCTCACGCACGCGTCGATCAAGCTGACTGGCATGAAGCTGTTCCTCGACGACCAGGGCGGCCTGCGCCTGCTCGACGTGCGCATGAAGGCCAAGGGCGTGAAACGCAAGCGCGGCCTGGACCTCTTGATCATCGACTACCTGCAACTGATGGACGGCGACGGCGACAACCGCAACGCCCAGATCGAGGGCATCACGCGCGGGCTCAAGGCGTTGGCCAAGGAGCTGGGCATCGGCATCATCCTGCTGTCGCAGTTGAATCGCAAGCTCGAGGAGCGCCCGAACAAACGCCCGATGCCGGCCGACCTGCGCGACTCCGGCGCCATCGAACAGGATGCCGACGCCGTCATCTTCCTGTATCGCGACGAAGTCTATAACCCGGACAGCCCGGACGTCGGCATTTGCGAGGTCAACGTGGCGCTGTGCCGGCAGGGCGCGCCTGGCATGGCCGCCCTGGCGTACATCGGCGAGCAGACACGTTTCGAGAGCATGGCGCGCGGGTGGATCCCGCCCAAGCGGGAATCGAAGGAGCGCCGCGCCACCCGTGGACTGGCGGCGCATTTATGAGCGCGAACGTCTTCAAGCAGGGCGACACCTGGCACTACCGCTTCCAGGTGGCCGGGGTGCGCACCCAGCGCAGCACCAGGATGAAGAACCGCAAGCGCGCCGAAGAGGTGGCGCAGCGCGAGTACGACGCCGCGGTGGTGCGAGCCAATGGTGGGCAGCCGGTACCGACCCTCGAGCAGCTGATCGAAGTGTGGATCGCGGTGCACCGGCCAGTGGCCAGCGCCGCCCACATCCGCAGCGTCGACACGTTCCGCCGCCTGCATCTGTACGACCTGGGCGACAGGCGCATCGACGCCATCACCACCGCCCACGTCGAGCTGGCGCGCAACCTGCACCTGCACGATCACAAGCCGGCCAGCGCGAACCACTGGCTGCGGATCCTGAAGCTGCTGACCATGTGGGCGGTCAAGCGCGGCACGCTGGCGGCGCCGCCGTGGCGCGTGGCCATGCTTAAGGTGCAGAAGCGGCCGCGCGCGACCCTGGCGCTGGACGTGGCCAAGCCCTGGTTCGACGCGGTCGACGATGCCGCCAAGCGCGCGCCGGCGATCGCCACCGCGGTGCGCCTGATGTTCGGCCTGGGCCTGCGAGAGAGCGAGTGCGCGTCGGCGCGCTGGGAATGGGTGGACTGGCAGCGCGCCACCTACACGCCCGGGATCACGAAGGGCAGGGAGGCCGAGCCGGTACCGATGCCGGCCTGGCTGGTCGAACACCTGGCGCCGCAGCGCAAGGCCCACGGCCTGATCGTGGTGAAGGAGGATGGCGCCGAGTTCAAGTCCGGTTTCGCGCGCCAGGTGATGCGCAAGGCGAATGGCACATGCGCACTGCAGGGCATCACGCCCCACCGCCTGCGCGGTACGTTCGCCACCCTGCTGTCCGAGGCCGGCGTGCCGGTGCAGACGATCCAGCGCGTCATGCGGCACAAGAGTCCGGTGACCACGATGGGCTACCTGGAGAAGAACCTCGAACTGGCCGTCCGGGCGCAGGAGCAAATTGGTGCAAATGTCGGTTTCATGCGGCGCGAAAGTGGCGCGGTACTTTGAACACAGCCCGTAGATACAGGGCTTACAGATGATCAAGAGTCATCGGACAAGGGTGCACCGACGTTTAGTTCTGGCGCGCTGGTCGCAACATTCGCAGCACGCCAGAGGTACTCAAAGGTCGGTGATGAGAGCAGGAATCGGCGAGATGATGGAATCGGTTTGCGTGTTTGCTTGCTCTTCTTGAACGTCGGCCTGTGCTTCGGATTTTTGTAACAAATACGGCTGTGCCAGTGGAGCCAGAGCCTCGATCACTTGGAGCACAGAAAAGTCGCGTCGTTGAGTGAGTTGTAAAGCCACCTGGCGATCCAGAGGATCGTAGAGAGCAACTTCGGCTGGCATGTTCATATCCGAATGCATCAGCTGCATCACGATCCCCCAGGCGCCGTAAAAATACTGCATGAACGAACCGTCATATGGCATCGGGCAAACTACTAGATTTTTGGCGTCGTCTTTGAAGATTTTGTCCGAGGCACCATAGTGTGCCGGGACAATGCCTACGCGAAGGCCGTGAGCGCCTTCTAGTCGACTTGGATTGATTTTTACAGTAGTACCAACCCACCGATCACTGTCGGTATAGCCCAGGAATAGATCAGCTTTCCATAATCCGCTAATACTACTTGGCAAGTTTTCTCTTACTTTTCGTTGACGGAATGCATCGGAAAGTTCCTTCAGGTAGCTCTTGAGCTTAGGTGGCTGATGGCGGCCACCAGTCAAAATTCTGGAATCGTCGGTAAGAGTATTGTGCGCAGTATCGATGAGCTGCAGAGCGCCGTTTTTCTCCGCTCCGAAAAGAATTGATTCAATATCGTATCCAGGTACATTGCAGTGTCGCGCTAATGCATCATGCACCCGTTCGATAATCAACGGATTCTTGTTGCGTATAGCATCATGCACTGCGTATTCAAAGCAAATTCCGACGTCGCCGTCTCCCTGCCGGTGAGTACGTGGCAGCATCTTCAACTTTATATTTTCGACACCTCCGAACTCTTCCGTCACATCCCTTTTAAGGGAGTAAACGAGCCCATAAAGAATTGGCCTCACCAGCGCTATAAGAGCTGAGTACGGATCAGCAACCGGACTTAGTTGAAACTCTCGCTGGATGATCATTCCAGACATAAAATTCTCCTAGTTGTTATCAGACGACGTTAAATGCAGATGGCTGAAATACGTCTTTTGATCAGGAAATTTCCTGATGGCACATGCTAGCATGGCTCTATTATTCGTTTGGAGACATCATGTCAGCAACTGCTTCGTTCAGCATATTTAGCGGCTCGCCCCTTCGTCGTGTTCGCCGCGACAACGTGGCGCGCCCCGCTTTTGATAAGCCGGACCCATACCAGTTGTTGCTGGCGTGCTGGGTCGACTTCATGCGCTCGAACGATCGCGACCTGGGTACTGGCGGTATGAAGCTGGCCAGTGATGCGCAAGTTGAGATCAACGTTCACGACGCCCAACGTGCAGCCGACCTGAAGATCGGCGAGGCGGTTGATGCGATGGTCAGCAGCTTGCCCCAGCTGCACCGGTGGGCCATCAAAAAAAGCCGGGGCATCGCTACTGCATGGCGTTTTCCGAATGCGGACTACGGCGCCACTCTCGCGGCCGCGCGCGAGGGACTTGAAGAGAAGCTGCGGAAACATGTTGCAACTCAGCTGTATTTTTTGTAGACTGCCTGCACTGGGCGATTTTGCACGTCCAGAGAAAAGCAAAGCTCGCCATTGGCGGGCTTTTTTCGTTTACGTCCCGCAAATTAGAGGTGCGCAATGCACATGACCGTTGAGCAAGAGCTAGCTTGGCTTCGATACACGGTCGAGCGACAGCGCGCCGCCATCCGACAGGCCGCATCATGAATAACATTGAACGCATCTATCGCGACGAGATCCTGCGCGCTGTGCTCGGCTACGGTGCGCAGCCAGCGCATGCTGCCGACTTGGCTCGCCTGAACTTGATTGCCGAGAGCCTGGCCGCAAGCGAACAGGCGCATGGCATCTTGCGCGCCAATGGACACGGCGGGCCGGGCTTGACCATTGTCGAGGCCGCACGCCAGGTGCCAGCCAATACCGGCAAGGTGATTCGCGCACTGTTCCGGCCCTCGTCGACGCCCACCAATCGCAGCTGATGGCCGCGCGCCCCAAGACCATTTGCAGGAAGGTCGGCTGCGGCCGACTGGTTGACGCGCCTGGCTACTGCGACAGGCATGTGAAGCAGTCGTCCGGCTGGGTCCGCAGCAACGGTGACAAGACCAGCGCCCAGCGCGGCTATGGCTACGAGTGGCAGCAGCGCCGTGAGCGCATCCTGCAGCGCGACTGTGGCCTCTGCCAGATCAAAGGCGCGACCTGCCACGTCATCGCTACCGAGGTGGATCACATAACGAGCAAGGCGCAGGCGCGTGCGCTGGGATGGACCAAAGAGCAGATCGAGGCCGATTCGCAGCTCCAGGCGGTTTGTGGACCCTGCCACAAGGCCAAAACCCAGGCCGAAAGGGTGGGGGCGGCCTAGGTCTCTGGGCCGGTTTGCCTCTAGACCGACCAGTTCGGTTGATTTTTATCTCCGCAATTCAAACTTTCGACTTTCAGGAGTTACAGCATGCCCAAACCCCGGACCCCTTCGGCGGTGCTGGAGGCTCGGGGTGCTTTCGACAAGGATCCGGACCGGCGCCGCGAGGATTTCGACGCCGGCGCGTTCGATCCGGCGCCGCCCGAATACTTCAGCGACGCCCAGCGCGCGGTCTGGCACGAGATCGTCGCCGCCCTGCCGCCGTCCGTCCTGCAGGCGACTGACCGCATGGCCGTTGAGCTGGCCGCCCGCCAGGTCGCGTACTTCCGCATGACACCCGATCCGGATGTCACCGCCGCGCAGCTGGCCCAGATCCGCACCGCGCTAGCCGTGCTCGGCATGACGCCGGCCGACCGTTCACGCGTCTCGACCAAGAAAGCGCCGAAGGTGAACGCGTTCGCCGCGCTCCTAGGCGACAAGAAGGCGCACTGATGTCGGCCGCCGATTACGTCGGCATCGCGGAGGAGTATGCCCAGGCAGTCGTGAAAAAGAAGATCGTCGCGTGCAAGTGGGTCAAGCTCGCATGTAAGCGGCATCTGGACGACCTGAAGGCCAGCAAACGCAAGGCCTACCCGTACTACTTCGACGCGGCTGCCGCCAACAAGGTGTGCACGTTCCTGTCACTCATGCCGCACACGAAGGGCAAGTGGGCGCGCAAGCGTGAGCTGATCAAGCTGGAGCCCTGGCAGTGCTTCGCCTTCGTTGCGCTGTTCGGCTGGAAGATCAAGAAAAACGACCGGCGCCGGTTTCGCAAGGCGTACTTCGCCGTTCCGCGTAAGAACGGCAAGTCGATCATTGGTTCGGGGCTCGGCCTGTTTATGTTCGCCGCCGACGGCGAGTTCGGTGCCGAAGTCTACTCCGGCGCCACGAACGAAAAGCAGGCTTGGGAAGTGTTCCGGCCGGCGAAGCAGATGCTCGAGCGCACGCCCGACCTGCAGGAGCTGCTCGGCGCCGAAATCTGGGCGAAGGCGCTGCTGGTTCCGGAAGACGGTTCCCGCTTCGAGCCAGTCATCGGCAAACCTGGCGACGGCGCTTCGCCGTCCTGCGCGATCGTCGACGAATACCACGAGCACGACACCTCCGACCTCGTCGACACGATGGAGACCGGCATGGGCGCCCGGGAGCAGCCGCTGCTCCTGATGATCACTACCGCCGGCTTCAACATCGCCGGGCCGTGCTTCGACCAGGAGCAGGACGCCAAGAAGGTGCTGGAGGGCGTGCTGGACGACCCCGAGCTGTTCGCGCTGATCTACACGATCGACGAGAAGGACGACTGGACCAGTCCGGCCGCGCTGCGCAAGGCAAACCCGAATTTCGGCATCTCCGTCGACGAGGACTTTCTGCTGTCGCAGCAGCGGCAGGCGATGCAGAGCGCGTCGAAGCAGACCCGCTTCAAGACGAAGCACCTGAACATCTGGTGCTCGGCGAAGTCAGCCTGGCTGAACATGCTGGAATGGGCCAAGTGCGCGGACCGGACGCTGCGCCGCGAGCAGTTCAAGGGGGAGCGCTGCTACCTGGTGCTGGACTTGGCGAGCCGATCGGACGTGTGCGTGCTGATGCTGATGTTCATCCGCGAGATCGAGGGCAAGCAGCATTTCTACCTGTTCGGAGACTACTACTTGCCGGAAGACGCCATCGAGAACGCAGAAAAGAACAAGAACGCCTACCGCAAGTGGGTGATCGAGGGCTTCCTGCAGCAGCACGACGGCGCCGAGATTGACTTCGACCTGATCGAGGAGGACATGCTCACCCTGGTGGCCGAGTTTGGGCCAGACGAAGTCGTCTTTGACCCGTTCCGCGCTGCGCAGCTTGAGCAGCGACTCACGAAGAATGGCATCACCGCGGTGGAGGTAGGGCAGACCGTCAAAAACCTCTCGCTGCCGATGAAGGAGTTCGAAAGCGCGATTAAGGCCGGCCGTGTGCACCACGACGGCAACCCGTTGCTGACCTGGATGATGTCCAACGTCGTCGCCAAGCTCGACGCAAAGGACAACATCTATCCGCGCAAGGAAAAGCCCGAGCAAAAGATTGACGGCCCTGTGGCCGCGATCATGGGCGTTGCCCGCGCAATCAGTGGCTGCGAAGTCGCTAAATCATGGTGGGACAAAGATTGAAATTCATCGACCGCATTCTAGGGCGCAAGTCTGCTCAGCGCACCGACGCCCAGGTAATGGACCTGATCAACGGTGGTGGCGGCGCCATCATCGCTGGCGTGCACGTCAACGCTCTGACCGCGCTGAAGGTCACGACCGTGCTGGCCTGCGTGAAGGTGATCGCCGATGGCTGCGCCACCCCAAAGCTCCACGTGTACCGGGAGCAGAATGACGGCCGCCGCGAAAAGGCGACCAACATTCCAGAGTACCGTCTCCTGGCACGCCGCGCGAACGAATGGCAGACGTCATTCGAGTGGCGACGGCAAATGACCATGCACGCCGCTCTCGAAGGGCGTGCACTGTCCATCAAGGTCCGCGGGGACAACCGCCGCGTGCGCGAGCTGATTCCCGTTCCTCCGGGCAGCTGGACTGTCGAGCGGACGTCGCGCTATGAGTTGGTCTATCGCTGCTGGGACGAGTTCGGGCTGATCGGCACGTTCAGCCCTGACGACGTGTTCCTGCTCAACGGCTTGCAATGGGACTGGGTGCGTAACCTCGATGCAGTCAAGCTGGCCCGGTCGGCGATCGGGCTGGCCATGGCCACGGAGCAGAGCCAGGCGGCGATGCACCAGAATGGTCTGCGTCCCAGCGGTGTGTACTCGGTCGAAAAAACCCTTGACGAAACACAGCACACGCGCCTGACAGCGTGGATCAAAAAATTCGCCGGTTTGGCAAAGAACGGCGATCCCCTGGTGCTGGACAACGGCGCGAAATGGACCCCAACCTCGCAAACGGGAGTCGATGCCCAGCACGTCGAGACGCGCCGGCTGCAGATCGAGGAAATCTGCCGTGGCTACGGTGTTTTCCCGATCATGGTCGGTCACAACGACAAGTCGGCAACGTTCGCCAGTTCGGAAGCTTTCTTCGCGGCGCACGCCAAGCACACGCTGGCGCCTTGGCACATGGCCTGGACGCAGCGAATGGACGAGATGCTACTCGACGGCTCGGGACCGCTCTTCGCCGAATTTGACACGCGTTACCTGATGGCCGGCTCGATGAAGGACCGGGCGCAGTGGGCCCGCACCATGGCCGAGATGGGCATCTACACCCGAAACGAGATCCGAGACGAGGAAGGGAAGGACTCGCTGCCCGGTCTCGACGTCCCATTGACCCCGATGAACATGATGCAGGGCACCAAACAAGGAAATGAAGATGAAGAAACCGACACTGCGTCCGATGCCTCATAGCCTGGAACAGGCAATGCTGCGTGCACCGCAGCGCGCGGCGCAGCCTGTGCTTGAGTGTCCGCTACCGCCGAAACTGGAGCGCCGCTCTGGCGCTGGCGGCCGTGAGGTGCGGAACATCGCCTTCGAACTGAAATCGGTGGGCGACGACGGCACGATCGAGGGCTACGGCTCGGTGTTCGGCGTGCGCGACAGTTACGACGATGTGATTGAAGCCGGTGCCTATGCGGTCACCCTGGCGGCGCACCGCGCGGCGGGGACCATGCCGGCGATGCTCTGGCAGCACGACGCCACGGTGCCGATCGGCGTCTGGACCGAGATGATCGAGGATAGCAAAGGCCTGCGCATCAAGGGCAAGCTGGCCCTGGATACGGTGAAAGGCGCCGAAGCGTACGCGCTCATGAAGATGGGCGCACTCAACGGTCTGTCGATCGGCTTCGTGTCGAAGCAGTGGGGCTATGACCGGGACACCGACGTGCGCACGCTGACCGAGGTCGAGCTGTGGGAGGTCTCGCTGGTTACGTTCCCGTCGAACGACAAATCGCGCATTACCGGCATCAAGGCGGCGGACGTCTCCGGCATCAAAACCATTCGTCAAGCCGAGCAATCCCTGCGGGATGCAGGATTCTCGGCAGACGCGGCCAAGGCGATGATCGCCGAGGTCAAACGCATCGCTTTGGATGAGCGGGACGCTCATGAGGCGACAGCAGCTCTGAAGGCGGCCGAGCGGCTGCTCAATTCCCTCACTTCTTGAAAGAACCTATGTACAAAACCCGCAACGTGGCCACTTTGATGGCCGTCACGATGGCTGCGCACTTCGCCGCCTTCCAGGCCAAGGCCGCCGTGCCATACGAGAAGCGCGAAGAGCCTACGCTGCGCACTGTTGCCGAAGCGATCGACAAGATCAACACGGCATTTACCGAATACAAACAGACCAACGACCAGCGCATCGAAGCGCTCAAGGCCGGCAAGTCGACCGCCGACCTGGACGCAAAGCTGGCGCGCATGGACGAGGCGATGACCTCGATGTCGGAACAGAAGTCCCGCCTGGAAAAGGTCGAGACCAAGCTGGCTCGCCCTGGCGCGTTCACGGGCGGCGATCGCGAGCAACGCGCAAGCCAGGAAGAGACCGAGTACAAGGAAGCGCTGTACGACTGGATTCGCTCGCCACGCGACTTCGCGCGCGAGCAGCGCATGCAACAAACGTTCCAGGCGCTGGAAGCGAAAAGCAATACCGGTCCGGGCGAGCGTCGTGCCACCCAGGCGACCGTCGGCAGCGGCTCGGGCGGCGGTTATGCACTGCCGGAAGTAATCGAGCGCACGATCGCGCGCCTGTCGGCCGACATCTCGCCGATCCGCCAGATCGCCACTGTGCGCCAAGTCGGTAGCACCGACTACAAGGAACTGTTCGACATCGGCGGCGCCGGCTTTGAATGGGTAGGTGAAACTGATACCCGCAACCAGACCGACACGCCGAACCTGGTGGAAGTGGCGCCGACCTTCGGCATGGCATCGGCCAAGCCACAGGCCTCGGAAGAGTCGCTCGACGACCTGTTCTTTAACGTCGAAGACTGGTTGACCGGCTCGGCGTCGGAGTCGATGGCCGTCGGCGAGGGCGTCGCGTTCATCCGCGGCGACGGCGTCAAGAAGCCGACCGGCATCCTGGGCGGCCCGGCACCGGTGGCAACCGCTGACGCGGCGCGCGCCTTCGGTACGCTGCAGTATCTGGCATCGGGCCAGGCTGCCGCGCTGCCAACCAACCCGGACGTGTTCCTGGACCTGGTCTACTCGTTGCGCGCCCGCTATCGCAACAATGCGCAGTGGCTGACCAGCAAGCTGATCCTGGCTGCCCTGCGCAAATACAAGGACGGCGATGGCCGCTACCTGTGGCAGCCGGCCCTGACGGCTGGCCAACCGGCGACGTTCCTGAATTACGGGATCACCGAAGCCGAAGACATGCCGGCCCTGGCCGCGAATGCGTTCCCGCTGGCGTTCGGCGACTTCAAGGAAGGCTACCTGATCTGCGATCGCGTGGGCATGCGCATCACCCGCGACGAGATCACCACGCCGGGCTTCGTCAAGTTCTACGTGCGCAAGCGCGTGGGCGGCAAGCTGCGCAACACCCAGGCGATCAAGCTGCTCAAGATCGCTGCAGCGTAATCCATCAACCCGGGAAGGGCCGCTGTGGCGGCCCTTTTCCATTCTGGAGCAGCTATGAAACTGACCGCTCAAAAAGACTTCAGCTGGGCGCATCGAGGCGTCGAGGTGGAGCATTTCGAAGCCGGCGCCGAGATCGAAACCGACGATGAAGACCTGATCGAGGTCGCGACGACTGAGGGCTGGGCCGCGCCGGCTGATGGTGAAGTACCGGCACCAGCCAAACGCGGCCGCGCCGCGAAATAACCCCAGGGCAGACCGCGATGATCCACCTGACGATGACCCCGCAAACGTCGGCAATTCGCGCCTACGACCAGCCGGGCGGATACGAGAACCGCCGTCCGTACCTGGCCATCGTCACGGTGACGCACTTGACCGATAAAACCGTCTACTTGCACGGCGCCATCGGCACAGTCGATCGCGATACGTGGGAGAAGACACTCGACCTGCTGCGAGAGCGCGGCGTCACCACGGTGATGCTCGAGCGGCACGGACGCATGAAAACCATCGAGCTGCAGGCATCCTGAGCGCGCCCGCACGCTATTCGTTTTACCCCTGACCGGTAGGCCGCCACATGATCAAGAATAATCGCGCCGCTGGTAACCAATCCCTTGCTGCTGCGGATAACCCGCAGCTGACGATTCCAGCGGCCCAACTGTGGGCGTTCCTCTTCACCCTTCGCTATGACGGCCTGGTAACTGGCGACAACCCGCAGTATTTGATTTCGACCGGTAATTTCGGTGCTGCCGGGTCGCTGAACATCGCCTTCTATACGTCTGGTTCCAGCATCGGCAGTCTCCAGGGCCGCATCGTGGTATTTGCTGATACGGTATCAGCAACTGCTGACGCGCCAATCGTTGCCGCTACGAAGTTGACGCAAGGCACGCATCAGTATCTTCTACAAAGCGACGGCACCACCGTTCGTCTGTACCGCTGCCCAATCGTGGACGGCGTGGTTGCGACGGATGCAAACGTCGTGCTCGAAGGTTCCAGCACCAGCTCATACCTGCTCAAGGAGCTAAATGGGTCGGCCTTTGTGATCGGTGGACGTGCCGACGGTGCGACCAATCGTCGGAGTGACCAGTCGCAGGGCCGCACCGGCTTCATGCTGGACAATTTGACGCTGGCCGAGTTCGCCCGTATGGCGAATGGCGAAGACCTGGTCACGAACCTCGGCAAGACGCCGGTGATCTATTCGCGCATGTCGAGCGTCACCGACATCGCCGATGCGGGCCCGAACAAATTCCCGCTCACGCTGAGCGGCAGCCCGACCACCAGCGACGAGCCGCCCTACAACTTTACCAGCGGCGGCGGAACCCCTGTCGAACTGCCGGTGAATAGCGTGACGCTGGCCATGCCGACCAGCGAGCGCATCTACCAGCGTATCAATGGTGCCGCCGCTGTGGCGATCTCGGGCGCTTTCGCCGGCGAAAAGCCGGCGTCGTTTGATCGGTGCCTGTATGCCGCTGACGGCTCGACCATTGTCGCGGCGTACGCTGGCGCAGGCGCCACTATCGGCGCGAACACCTGGAGCGCAAACATCAGTGTCCCGGCAGGCCCGGGCAAGCGGCGCGCGCAGGTACGCAGCAAGAACGCAAGCGGCGCGCCGCTTGCCGAGTCAGCCATCAGCACCGAGCGTTTCGGCGTGGGCGACGTACAGGCCTGGATCGGGTCGAGCGGCGCTGAGCGCGGCTTTACGAGTTCTTCCGGTACCGGACTGACCCCACGCGACGACGTGTCCTACTACGACGGCACCGCGTGGCGCGCGTTCGGGACCGTCGGCGGCGCGATTATTGCCGCCAATGCGCTCGCCGAAAAGTCGGGTGTGCCGTTCGGCATGATCGATTCGGGCCAGGGCGGCAGCACACTGGCGAGTTGGATCGCGAGCAACTACGCCGGCTGGAATGCGTTCGCCGCCGATGTGGCGGACGTTGGCGGCTTCTCTAGCTGCGTAATCACGGTGGGCTCGAACGACGCGGCCATGGGCCTTGTGCAGAGCAGCGAGCAGCACGAAGCAAATATCGACGCTCTGATCCAACGCGTGCGTAATTTGGCAGGCAACCCGAACCTGTGGATCATTCTGGTCGGCTACAACCGGCGCACCGCTTTCGACGTTGGCACGAAGGCATCATTCGACGCCCAGTCGAACATGATTCGCATGGCCGAGAATCGAGTGGGCAAGAAGCCGTACGTCATCCACGTGCAAACGCTGGATTTCCTGATGCTGACGAGCGACGGCACTCACCTGTCGCCAGCTGCAGGCGGGTATCCGGCGCTGAACGTGCGCAGCGCTTTCCAGTCCGGTTCGACGATCTACGACGGCGTGCCGATGGGCTCGCCGTACATCAAGGGCATGACCGCATCGGGCAACGACGTGCTGGTGCAAGTCACGCACCGCGGCTCGACGGACCTCGCCGTGCCGGCGTCGGCGACTGGCTTTACCGGTACCGGCTTCGACAAGCAGCCAGTGACGGTGCTGGGCGTCGATCGCGTCAATGCGAGTCTGCTGCGCGTGCGCTGTGATCGCCCGGTCGAGACGCTGCAGTACCTGTCCGGCTCGGCGCCGCCCGTCGGCACGCCGATCTACGGCAACACCGCGCAGCCGCTGCCGCTCCTGGCCGAGACGGATATGGCTGTCGAGCCGGATACCGGCGCGGTGCCCGAGCCGGATACGATGGCGCCGGTCATGGCCGGCACGATCAGCATCACCGGCATCACCACGAGCGGCGCCACGCTGTCCTTCCAGGCGGCGACCGACAACGTCGGCGTGGCCGGCTACGAGTACAGCATCAACGGCGGCACGAGCTACGTGAACGTCGGGCTGTCGCGGTCGTTTGCGGTTTCGGGCCTGACTGCTGCCACGACGTATCCGGTGCGCGCGCGTGCTTACGACGCCGCCGGAAATCTCTCGGCGCCGCTGTCGGCAAGCCTGGTCACTGCGACCGAGCAGCCGCCGGTGCAAAACAACGTCGACGCTTCGAAGGTTTCGACCACTCGAAAGGTGGTTTTCCCAGGCGGCACGCGAGTTGTTGTCTTCGGCAAGACGGTGAGCACTTCGGTGCCGGGTGGCCCCTATGTGCTGAACGGACGCCTGACGATCGACAAGCATCCGCTGGACGAGTTCTACTGCGTGGCCGATATTTCATTCGACTTGGCAGACAGCAAGACCACGGCCACTTCGGTAGTCGCGGTGCCGGCTGGCGTGACTGTGCTTGAGGCGCCGGTGGTGCAAGGCTCACTGATCCCGGTGAAGATCGGCGGCCTGAGCGAGGCGGTGGGGGCGTTGAATTTCTGCACGCTGCGCATCACGTTTGCTAATGGGGAGCAGATCGACCGCACCATCTGGTTCGCGAAGAGCCAAGGCGTGTGGGTGATAGCCAAGGATCCGGACGACAAGCGGTATGTCGTGGGAGACATGACAAACATTCTTGCCGACAGCAACACGCAGATCGCGTCGGCGCTTAAGGCGGCGCCAGTTGGCGTCACCGTACTGGAGGAACCAGTCGCCCAAGGCGCGCTGATAGCGGTGAAGTTGGGCGGCATGGACACGTCGGCTGACCCGTTGAATTACTGCACGCTGCCGTTCCTCTGCGCTAACGGTGAGAAGTTTTTCCGCACGATTCATTTCAAGAGGGTGGACAACTGATGATCGACGCATCGCAATTGCCGCGCGTGCCGAGCGAAGTGCTGCAGCAAGAGCAGCAGGCCGCCGAGTACGTGCGGGCGCCGGCGGCGCCGGGAGGGACTTCCGGTCCGCTGCGCCCCGAGGCAACACAGAGGGCCACACGATGAGCTGGAAACTGATCACCCCACCAACTGCACTGGCTGTTTCGATGGACGAAGCTCGCGCGGCTGCTCGGGTGGATGTTGAGGACGACGGCACCACGCCGCTGGACGGGGAGATCCGGCGTGCTATCCGGACCTACACCACTGAAGCAGAAGGCGAGACCAACCGCGCAGTCATGCAGCAGACCTGGCGCCTGACACTCGATGCGTTCCCGGCAAAATTCACGCTGCGCCGGCCGCCGCTGCTGCAGGTTGACCACATTAAATTCTTCGACGCCGCCGGCGCGCAGCAAACCCTGGACCCGCAGGACTACCAGGTCGATGGCGAGGGTGAGCCAGGCGAAATCGTACTGGCGCCCGGTCGTGCCTGGCCGGCGACTGCACACCGAATCAATGCTGTCGAGGTACAAATCACCTGCGGCTATGGCGACGACGCTGCTCTGGTGCCGGATGCGATTTCCGGATTCATTCTGGCGCGCCTGGGCGAGCACTTCCAATCCGGCGGCCAGCCGAAAAGCGAACACGTGAAGCGGCTGCTGTGGCCGGAAGTGGTGTACGGATGCTGAATCATCGAATCCAACTGCTAAGGCCCGCCGCTGCCCGCGATGGCGCTGGCCAGCGTGCCAAAGGCTGGGCGGTCTATAAGTCTACCTGGGCAAACGTGAGGTTCCAGACCGGCGCCGAGGTCTTGCGCGCTGACGCCGACGTGTCGATCGTGAAGTGTTCGATCCGCATCCGCGCGCGTCGCGACGTCGACGCATCAATGGGGGCGCGCTATCAGGGCGTCGACTACAACATCCAGGCAGTGCTGCCGGACTCGGCAGATCGCGATTTCGTGTTTCTGGTCTGTGAGAGCGTCAAATGATCGACTTCGATCCATCTAACCTGGTCGACGTTGTCCGAGACACGGCTGAGCAGGTGGTCAACTCTGTCGATGAATCGACCTTGCGCACTGTTGGCTTCGCCGGCGCCGACCTGTTCCGCGACCAGGTAAAACAGAACGCGCTGGCCAATAAAAAAACCGGCGTCCTGTTCGACAACATCATCGTGAAGCGCCTGGAAGAGGAGTCTGACGGCGGCAAGAAACAGGTCTACATAGTTACGGTCCGCAAGGGAACGTCGTCCAGCCCAGGCGGCTATTACTGGCGCTGGGTGGAGCGGGGGCACAAGTTCGTTCCTCCGAATAAAAACATCAATCCCCGGACTGGCCGGAAAAGAAATTGGAAACAGCATCGTGAAGCAGCAAGGCTCGCTGATGAGCTGGAATTCGGCACTAAACGAGCGCGCCCATATCCGTTCATGCGGCCAGCCTACGAGGGCAGGAAGCAGGACGCCGTAGACCTGATGACGCGCACGCTAGCTGAGCAACTTGCAAGGAATGCGGCATGACACCACACGAAGAAATCTTCGCTGCGCTGGGCGATCTTGCCGAGGGCCGAGTTTTTCCGGGAATCGCTGATGAAGGCACCGCGACGCCGTACGTCACGTTTCAGATTGTCGGCGGCGCACCGGTCAACTTCGTCACCGGTGAGAAGCCGGCCAGGCGCTTCGTCCGGGTGCAAATCAACATCTGGGCAGGCACCTCAATCGAAGCGTTTCGCCTGGCCGCCGAAGTAGAGGATGCGCTGCGCTCCGCGGTGCACCTGCAGGCTGAAGACCTCGGCGGCGCGCGCGACGACTACGACGAGGTCACGAAGGACCGCGGGGCCATTCAGGAATTCATGTTGTTCTGCTGACCCAGTAACACCCCATCCAAGCCGCCCCGAGCAATCCGGGCGGCTTTTTTCATTGCCCGAACGGGCGCAACGGGCCCGGAAACGGGCTTTTTAACTGAAAGGCCCAAATGGCTCTCTCGCTCCCTACCGGCACCGCGTATGCAATCGCAACCGCGTACGCCACTGCAATCGCTGTTTCCGCCGCCAGCAACGCGACCGAAACCGTCCTGACCACCGCGGCCAATACGTTCGCTGTCGGCGATTACCTCGAGTACGTCGGCGGCTGGAGTCGCATGACCAACCGCATTTTCCGCGCCAAGGCGGTCACCGGCACCTCCGCCACGCTGGAAGGCATGGACACCACCGAAGTGAACCTGTTCCCGGTCGGTATGGCCGGCGGCACGCTGCGCAAGATCACCACCTGGGTGCCGATCCAGCAGGTGCTGACAGCCGAACCGTCCGGCGGCGATCCGAAGTACGTGTCGGTCAGCCTGCTCGACAACGAGAACGACATCAACCTCCCGGACGGCTACAACGCCCAGAGCCTGGCGATGACGATCGCCGACGACCCAGCGCTGCCGCACCACGCCGCGATGAAGAAGATTGCGGACTCGCGCAAGATCGCGGCGATCCGCGCCGACTTGCCGAGCGGCAGCAAGATCTTGTTCTCCGGCTTCATCAGCTTCGACGAAACCCCGAGCATGGCCAAGGGCAACGTCATGGCCGTCAAGGCCGGCTGCGCAATGCAGGGCCGCCCGGTCCGCTACGCGTCGTAAGTGTTTTGCCAGCTGGCGCCGAACGGTCGGCGCTGGCCTTTCCAGCCGCGGGGTCGCCCCTCGCGGTTTTTTTATTCCTGTTCTATCCCACTGAAAGACAAAAATCATGGCAACCAAAGCTACCAAAATCGTCCTGGGCAAGCGTCCGGAGAGCTTCAAGAAAACCGTGCACGCCAACATGCTGGACGGCTCGACCGGTTGCGTTGAAGTCGAATACAAGTACCGTAGCCGCACCGAGCTGGCCGAGCTGATCGACGAGCTGCAAGCCAAGATGAAGGACGAAGCGAACGTCGAGATCGAGCGCTTCAAGGCCGCCGTCGAGAAGGCCAAGGTGACCGGCGAGCCGATCCCGGAATTCACCACCACCCAGACCGAGATCGTGAAGCGGCAGGCTGGCGTCGCGGTCGACTACATCCTGAAAATCGTCAAGGGCTGGAACCTGGACGCTGATCTCGACAAGGAATCGGTCGCCGAGCTGGTCGACACGCTGCCGGCCATGGCCGACGCGATCAAGGACGACTACCGCACCGCGATCAACGAAGGCCGCCTGGGAAACTGAAGGCGATCGCCGAAGCCATGTACAAGCCGGGTCTGACGAAAAAGGATCTGGCGGAAATGGAAGCGGCGTGCCTGACGCCAGAGGATTTTCCGGAAGAGCTGGTCGAAGTCTGGCCGGAAAATTGGCGATCTTATGCGCTGTTCTCGTTCATGCGCACGCAGTGGCGAGTCGGCATGGCCGGCGCCACTGGTCTCGACTACGGTCCACTACACCGCAAGATGGACCGCATGGGCCTGGCGCCAGACGATTATGACGACCTCGAGGCGGACATCCAGACGATGGAGTACGCCGCCCTCGGTGCCATGAATGATCGAGAAGACTAGCACCACCACGAGAGGCCCCGCGCGCGACCGCCGGAGTCTTTCCAATATTGAAAGCCCACCATGACCGATATAGTCAACAACGCAACAATTCGGGTGGTGGCTGATGCCTCGGGTGTCGAGGCAGGCTTGCGTCCTGCAGTTGATGCCGCCAATCGCACTGGCCAGGCAATCACCCAGACCGGTCAGCGAGCGGCCAGCGCCGCGCGCACTGTCGAAGCATCGCAGCGCAATATCATTGCCTCGATCCAGCGCACGACCATGGCCATGGAAGCCGGCGGCCGCACCACCGCAGCCTACTATGAGGCGCAGGCACGCCAACGCAATGTGGACCCGGCGTCACTGACGCCGTACCTCAACCAACTGCGGGCTGTCGAGGCAGCCCAAGCGCAGGCCACGGAATCCACGCGCGCGCAGGCAGCTGCAGCGCGCGAGCTGGCGCAGGCTCAGGCGAACAAGGAATCGTTCCTGGCTGGCCTGCGCGAGCAGATCGCCCTGTTCGGTAAATCAACTGAAGAAGTCCTGCGATTCCGTGCGGCAGAGGCCGGCGCCGCTCAGGAGGCGGCGCACCTGATTCTGCAACTGCAGAACATGCGCGTCGCTCAGGAGCAGGTCGAGGCAGCTGCGCGCGCTGCGGCGCTGGCGCAGCGTGAGGCGGCTCAAGCTGACGCGTCGCGTAACAATTTCCTCCACGGCTTGCGTGAGCAGATTGCGCTGTTCGGACTGTCGACCGATGAGGTCCTTCGATACCGCGCCGCGCAGCTCGGCACCGCAACCGCGGCAGATCCGCTGATTGCACGGCTGCGCGATTTGCGCCTGGCTCAAGAGCAGGCGGCATACGGCGCACGCATGGAGGCTCAAGCGCAGCGCGAAGCGACTGCTGCGCGGAATAGCCGCGACTCGTTCCTCAAAGGCCTGGAGCAGCAGGCAACCGCGATCGGCAAGACCCGCACTGAAATGCTTGAGCTTCAGGCGGCGCAGCTGGGCGTCGCGACCCAGGCCAAGCCGTTCCTTGACCAGCTACGTGCGCAAGACCACGCGTTCCGTGACGGCGGCATGTCGGCGGCGGCCATGAATGCCGCGCTCCGCGGCGTGCCAGCGCAGATGACCGACATTATTGTCAGCCTGCAGGGCGGCCAGGCGCCGCTGACTGTGTTCCTCCAGCAGGGCGGCCAGCTGCGCGACATGTTTGGCGGCGCTGGCGCCGCAGCGAAGGCGCTCGGGAGTGCAGCCCTGGGCCTGATCAATCCGTTCACCGTGACGGTTGGCCTGGTCGCCACTGGCGCGATTGCATTCAAAGCCGGCCACGATGAGACGGTCCGCTACTCGCGCGCGCTCATCATGACGGGCAACTTCGCCGGCACCACTGCCGGCCAGCTGTCCGACATGGCAGCGAATATGGAGAAGGCCAACGGCTCGCAAGCGGTATCGGCTAAAGCACTGACGACCCTAGCAAGCACCGGCGCGATCGCCGGCTCCAACCTGGAGCGATTCGGTACCGTCGCTGTCGACGCGCAGCGCGTGCTCGGGAAAAGCGTCGAAGACACCGCGAAGGAATTCGCTGCACTCGGCAAGGACCCGCTCACCGCATTGCGCGCGATGGGCGATCAATACGGCTTCGTTACCACCGAGACCTACCTCGCCGTGAAAGCAGCACAAGAACAAGGCCGCATGATCGAGGCGGCGAGTATCGCGCAAAACGCCTATGCGGACGGCATTGCGAAACAAAAAGAGAAAGTACTCGAGACCCTTGGAGCATGGGATCGTGGCTGGATCAACATCAAGAATTCGGGCAGTGCTGCCTGGGATGCCGTAGTAGGATTTTTTGGCGGCCGCGAAGACGGTCCGAAGATGCAGCTCGCCGCGTTGGAGGCCCAGAACCGGGAATACGACAAGCAGATTGATCGACTGAAGGCAGTCGGAAAGCTGCGCGCCGGGGACAAGTACGATCCGTCCAAAGATCGCGACGTTCTTGGCGTCGAAGCAATGGTGGCCGCCAACCAGCGTGAAATCGACAGCATCAACAAAAAGGCCGCGGTTTCAAACAAAGCGGCCGAAGACGAGAGCCTGAAAACTCAGCGTGAAGCGGTTCAGCGTGAGTGGGCGGACAAGCAAAAGATCCTGAAGACCCGTCAGCAGCTGCGCGATGATGCACTGATGGCAGCGCAGACCCGCGGCACCGAAGTGGGCATTCCTCAAGCGGAAATCGATAAGCAGAAGCTCGCGATCCGCCGCGAGTACAACGATGTCTTCCTGGCCGGGATTGACGCCAGCATGACCGCCTTACGCAAACGCGGTGAAATTGAGGACGAGCTGTCGAAACGAGCGCTTGCACAGATCAAAGCGCAGCGTGATGCCGGCGAAATTACCGAGGACGACGCACTTCGTCGCACGGCTGCGGAGGAACTGGCGCAGATCGATACCGCCAAGCGCGGCCTGCAGGAGCAGCTCGGCTTGGCGCGCGCCAAGATTGGTAGCCAGCGTGATCAGATTGATCTCACCGGTCAGATCAAGAAGCTGGACGAACAACGCACGAGTCGTGCAATCCAGCTCGAGCACGATCTGGCTGCCGCCCTGCGCGACCGCTCGCAAGCCAGCCTGGACCTTTATATGCAGGGCGTGGCGGCGGCAAATGCGGAGTTGGTCGGCCTGGAGGATCAGGTCAAGGCCCAGCGCCTGGCCAACGAAGAGATCGGGTTGAGCAAAGAGGCTGTCGCGGTGCTGCGCGCCGAGCGCATGCTCGAGACTGCAGCACTGAAGGAGCAGACCGCAGCAGAGCTTGAGGCAAAACAGGCAGGTAGCGTAACGGCTGAGATATACCGTCGGCAGGCTGCTGAACTGCGTAATCTGGCGCTGGCCAAGCAGCAAGGGGTAGTGAAGGAAGGGATCGATGACGCCAACAAAAAGGCGCAGGAGAGCCTGAAAGAATTCCTCGACCCCACCAGAGCCCAGACCTTCGGCGAGGCACTCCGCGAATCGTTCGGCGTTGCCGGTGATTCGATCTCGAAGATGACCAGCACGCTGGATGCTTTCGGCCGGCGCCAGGCGAAGATTGCCGAGGAGCGCGCCAATGCCGACATGCTGCTGCAAAACGGGAAAAAGACTGAGGTCGAGCACCTGGAGATCGTCGACCAGCTGAACCGCGAAAGCACCAAGAATCACCTGGCCAGCTACGGCAACATGACCAGCGCAGCGGCCGGCTTCTTCGGTGAGCAGAGCCGGGGCTACAAGGCGCTGCAGGCGGCATCGCAGGTCTTCCACGCGGCCGAGCTGGCGATGACGCTGGCGGAGCTGGTGCCGAAGGGAATTGCTGCTGTTCTGCACCAGGGAACCGGCGGCGACGTCTACTCGGCGCCGGTGCGCATGGCGGCCATGGCGGCGATCGTTGCCGGCCTGGGCGTTGCCATCGGCGGTATCGGTGGTGGTAGCAGCCCAAGCCTGTCAGAAGAGCGGCAGAAGAAGCAGGGTACCGGCTCGGTGCTGGGCTCGGGCGCTAAGTCGGAATCGATCGCGCGCGCGCTCGACGCCATTGAGGGCGCGACACTGCAGGGCCTGGGCATCAGCAACGGCATGCTGACCTCGCTGCGCAATATTGAGGCCGGCATCGGACAATTTGCCTCGCTGCTGGTTCGCACCACCGGTGTGACCGGTGATTTTGGCGCTGACCTTGCTGGTAGTGGGCTCAACAAAAAAGGGCTGAACTCGACCGGCATGTTAGCTGGAGGCGTTGCCGGCGGCCTGGCTGGCGGCGCGGTAGCTGGCGCGATGACCATGGGTGTCACCGGCGCCACGTCGCTCACTACGCTGGGAGCAATCGCCGGGCCGCTGGGCATGGCGGCAGGAGCCGTCATCGGCGCTGTCTTTGGCAAGCAGCTTGGGAAAATCAGCAACGCGATCTTCGGCGGGAAGCAGTCCGTCGAGGATACCGGCTTCACTGTCGGCAAGACGGACTTCGCGGGCATTTTCGGCGGTGGCCTGAACGCTATGCAGTACGCCGACATCAAGAAGGACGGCGGCTGGTTCCGTAGCGACAAGCGCAGCACGAAGACCGAAGGCTTGGGCGAAGAGGGCAACCGCCAAATCTCCAGCGTCCTGATGTCGCTGTACGACACTGTGTTCGAGGCCGGCCAGATGATCGGCTTGGGCGCCGACGCGTTCTCCGCGCAGCTCAATGGCTTCGTGGTCGACATCGGCAAGATCAGCCTGAAAGGGCTGTCGGACGACGAGATACAGAAAGAGCTGGAGGCTGTGTTCTCGAAGGTCGGCGATGACCTGGCCAAGTTCGGCGTGGGTGGCCTGGAGCCGTTCCAGAAGGTGGGCGAGGGCTACCTCGAAACCTTGGCGCGTGTGGCCACGAATTATCAGGCCGTGACCGTGGTCACCGATTCGATGGGGATGACGTTCGACGCTGTCGGCCTGGCGTCGGTTGGCGCGCGTGAGCGGCTGATCGACCTGGTCGGCGGCCTGGACGAATTCACATCGAGCGCTGACCAGTTCCTGTCCGACTTCTACAGCGACCAGGAGCGCGCGAACTCACTGCGTGCGCGCATCACGCCAACGCTCGACCAGTTCGGGATCAAGACCGGCGCCGACGACTCGCTGCAGCAGTTCCGCAGCGTGGTCACCGGTCTGGATCTGACCACCGAGGCCGGCGCGCGTGCATACGCCACGCTGATGCAGATCGCGCCGGCGTTCAAGCAGATCGCCGACGTCGACGCATCGATCTTCGAAGAGCGGGCTGACCTGCAGAAGGAGCTCGATCAGCTGACGCTGTCCGAAACCCAACTGCTGGCGCAGCAGCGCGCCGCGCTCGACGAGAGCAACCGCGCGCTGTTCGACCAGATCCAAGCCATCAAGGCGCAGAAGACCGCGGCTGAGCAGGCGGCCGAGGGGATCCAGAAGACGAAGAGCGCTGCGTCGTCGCTGCTCAGCGGCGTGGACAACGCCTTTTCGGTGGTGCAAAAGGTGGTACGTCGCGAGCAGGATGCGCTGCAGGAAGAAGTTCGCGCGCGCGGCGAGGCGGTCTCCAAGCTGAAGAGCTTGTCGGATGCGCTGCGCAGTTCGCTCAACGGGATGCGCACGCCAGAGCAGCAGGAGGCAGACCGCGCCAACGCAATGGCTGAGGTGCGCGCCGCGGCGGCGATTGCCCGCGCCGGCGGTGGATTGCCGGATGCCGACAAGTTGCAAAAGGCCTTGGCGCTGGTCGCCAACGGCCCGTCGACAGACGGCTACGCCACCTACCAGGACTATCAGCGCGACCTCTTCGGCACTCAGGGAGACCTGGCCGATCTGGCCAAGCTGTCGGATAGCGCGCTCACGGTGGAAGAGCGCAGCCTGAAGGCGGTCGAAGATCAGGCCAAGCAGCTGGGTGTGATGCTCGAGCGCGAGCAAGAGCAGATCGACGTCCTGAAAGGCATCAGCACCACGGGCCTGTCAATCGTCGATGCGGTTCGCGGGCTGCAGGGTGCGCTCGCTGCAGCGCGGGCCAACCCAGTGGTCTCGGCTGGCGCCGCGATCAACAGCGCATACCAAACGTATCTGGGCCGCGCGCCAGAAGCTGCCGGTATGGACTACTGGCAAAACGCGGCCGCCGGCGGCATGCCGATCGCGGAAATCGTGAACGGTATTGCGAGCTCGACCGAGGCCAACCTGAACAAGCTTTATCAGGATGTGCTGGGGCGGGCGCCGGATGCTGCCGGGATGGACTTCTTCGCCAAGGCATACGGCTCGACGATGGACGCGACCGAAATCGCGGACTTCATCAAGTCGGCCCAGGGCAGTGACGAATATCGCAAGCTCAAGGGCTTCGCCGTCGGCACGAACCTTGTGCCGTACGACATGCCGGCCTACATCCACAAGGACGAGCGGATCATTCCCGCGGCTGACAACCGTGAGCTGATGCGCCGGCTGGCCAGCCCGGGCGGTAACGCCGACGCACTGGCGCAGGAAGTGGGGCGCCTGGCGGCGGTCATCGAGGCGCAGCAGCGTGAGAACGCCCAGCTGCGCAGCGCTCTGGAAGACGGGCTCCTGGCCATCGCAACCCACACCAGCAACACCGCAACCCACCTCGATGACGTGGTGAACGGCCGCAAGCCAATCGCTACCGAGGTGGTGCCGCTACCAGCATAAGGAACCCGATGGACATCATCGAACCTGTCGTCCTGGGCGACGTCACCTGCACGCGCGCTGCTCCGGCACCGTACTACGACCGGAACGGCGTGCAGCAGATGGCGCCGGCCAATACCCTGCGGGTCACCTATGACCCGGCCGACTTGAGCAAAGCGCCGTATGCCCTGCTCGACGCCGGCGAAGTGATCAGCGCCGGCGCCGGCCTGGTGTATTCGAACGTGCCGATCGCCGAGCCTGCCTACAGTGCGGCGGCGACCTACGCGAAGGATGCACTGGTCTACGACCCGGTCAGCCACAACGTATTTCAGTCGCTCATCGCCAGCAACGTCGGCAGGGCGCTGACGGACACCGGGGCGTGGACGCCGCGCGGCGCCGCGAACCGGTGGGCGATGCTGGACCAATACAACAACACCCAGACTTCCAGTCCGGACGAAATCATTATCGTGCTTTCACCACAGATGATCAGCCAGGGTTTTTACATCGGCAACGTCGATGCGGCTGAGGTGAGGGTGTCGGTGGTCGACTTGAGCCGGGGGCTGGTCTACCGGGAGGAGCAATCCCTCAAGGTGTCCACCTCTGGGTCGAGCTTCTTTAACTGGTCCTTCAAGCGGATCCGTCGCAAGACCTGGGCGGTGAGCTTGAAGCTGCCGCCGTTCGCCAATGCGCTGGTGACGATCGCGATCCGCAAACCTGGCGGCACGCCGAAGTGCGGTATGTGCGTGGTGGGCCCAACGGCGGATCTGGGTAAGACCCTGATGACGCTCGGCGCCGAGATCAAAGATTTCTCTGACACCTCGTTCAACTTCGACGGCACCAGCAAGACCACGGTCCGGAACTGGGCCAAGCGCATCACCGCCGATGTGGTGGTCGCCGCCGACCAGGTCGACGCGGTGTACGAGCTGATGGCCGCCTACCGTCAGAAGAACATCGTGTGGGTCGGGTCGCTCAAGTATGGCCTGGCGATCGCCTTCGGCCGCTACTCGAGCCTGAAGCCTGTAGTGAAGGGCAAAACCCGCTGGGACATGTCCATGCAAATTGAAGGGACCGTATGACCATTTCCGTATTGCTCGACCCGGCGCAGATGCCGGACCAGTCGCAGGACCAGCTGGACTTCGACAACAAGATGTCAGGCCTGATGCGCGACTTGCCGCTCTTCGCCGCGCAGGTGAATGCGACTGAGGCCGCGCTGTCGGCCTTTGCCGCCGGTGGCGCCTACGCCTTCCCGTACGTGTTCGACAATGCGACCGTCGATGCAGACCCGGGGCCTGGCAAGCTGCGCTTGTCGAGCGCGACCCAGAACGCGGCCACGGTGCTGCGTGCTGATGCGCTGACTCTGGGCGGCGTGAACATGATGGGGATCTTCGACGCACTGTCGCTTGTGAGCAGCGCTATCAAAGGCGGTATCCGCATCGTCAAAGCAGGTGATGCATCGAAGTGGCTTCTTTTCGACGTGCTCGGAGTGGCGTCCGGTAGCGGCTACCGGAACATGACCGTCGCGCACCGCGCTGGCAGCTCGGCGAGCCCGTTCGCGAAGGACGATGCGCTGGTGATCTACGTGGACCGGAATGGCGATGCTGGAACACAGCTCGGGAACATCCAGCTGCTCGCGACACAAGTAGTGCCTTCCGGAACGCCAGTAGGAGCTATCGCGTTTCCTGACGTATTTTCGGACTTGTATGACAGCTACATTATTGAGATTCCTGGCGTCACAAGTAGCACAGATTCCCCCTCGGTATTTCAATTCTATATAAATCAAAATCCGACCGACACCGGTACTACTTATGCTGTTGGAAATGCCGGAGCTACCCTCGCTCAAGCTTCCACAAATGTAAGTCTCTCATCCGCGAGTGGAGGTGTTTTCCGCGGGTCGATAAGCATTCGCGGGGCTAGAAGTGCCGTTGACTCAAGCAGTTTCAATATTGACGGCACTAGCATCAACCTCAATGGAGCTGGCGGCGTCGCAGTGTCACGGCGGGGCTTTGTTTTCGGAGCGGCCGTTAAATCGGGGTTCGCAATCCGAGCGGCGTCGAACTCAACAATCTATGGAGCCGTCCGTGTTTATGGGGTGGGCAAATGAGCAACCTGATCGCAGAATGGAAGAACGGCCAGACTGTCTACCGGAGCCTCACCGCTGAAGAGCAAGCCGGCGGGGCAAGCTCGATGGCAGATATGCGGGCCGAGAAAAACGGCCAGATCGACGCATGGCGCGCGGAAGCCAACTTCTCGACGTTCCCGCACGCGGGCAAGCAGATCGCATGCGACGCGCTGTCCCGGTCCGACATTGACGGCGTGGCCAATCACATCGCGCTGTTCGATGCCTTTCCCGCCGGCTGGCCTGGCGGCTGGAAGGCGACCGACAAGACGATGCTGCCGCTGGTCGACGTCGACGCCTTCCGCGCCATGTATGCCTCGATGACCGCCCAGGGCACCGAGAACTTCAACCACTCGCAGGAACTGAAGGCGCAACTGGCAGCGGCCAGCACGCCGGAAGAGATCGCGGCCATCCAATGGTGACCACATGAAAGCAGCGTTTTACAAAGGCACGCGCCCGGGCCTGGCCGGCATCTACAGCCGCGTGGTGCGGTGGTGGACGAAGTCGCCTTATTCGCACGTCGAGCTGGTGCTGGCCACCGGCCTTGCCTGGTCGTCGTCGTTCGAAGACGGCGGCGTGCGCGCCAAGCTGATCGACTTCAACCCGGCGCGCTGGGACCTGGTCGACCTGCCGCCGGCGCTCGAGCACGCGGCCGTGGCGTGGTTCGAGGCGCATCGCGGCGCCGGCTACGACCTGGTCGGCAACCTGCAGTTCGTGATCTCGCCGATTCAGCATTCGCGGGGGCGCTGGTTTTGCTCGGAGGCGATCGCTGCGGCGCTTGGCATTCCGGACCCCTGGCGCTACTCGCCCGGCACGCTGGCCAGCGCGCTGACCCTGCTCACCCAACCTGCTGCGGCAGGTTTTTTTACGCCCGTTGAAGGACCCCAATGAAGATCACCCCGCCTGAAATGGGCAGCTACGCCGGCGGCGCCGTTGCAATCGGCACCTCGCTGACGCTGACCCAGGTCGGCATCCTCGTCGGCATCGTCACGGCGCTGCTGACGTTCGGCTTGAACGCCTGGTACACGGCGAAGAAGAACGCACGCGAGCAGCGTCTGGCCGACCTCGAGGTGCGCGAGCGCGAGGTGCGCCTGGCGCAGCTGGCCAAGGCGGGCGATTAACCATCCGGCGCCGGCACCGCGCTGGCGCGTAACCTGAAAGGACGCATCGTGAATTTCATCGAAGACGCACGCAAGCAGTTCCCGAAACTCTGGTCGGTACGCTTCGCGCTGCTGGCCGCCATCGCATCGGCTGTCGAGGCCGGCATGCACCTGTACGCCAACGGCACCGCGCCCATCCTGGTGGTGGCCGCCGGCATGACCTCGCTCGGCGCCGCGATCGCGCGCGTCGTGGCGCAACCGTCGGTGACCGGCAATGGTTAAGGGCGCAACCACACAGCGGCGCGGCCTGGTCGCGCTGGTCGGCGCCGTGGCCGCTGCCGGCCTGCTTGCGCTCACGCCGAAGTTCGAAGGTACCGAGCTGACCACCTACCGCGACATCGGCGGCGTGCTGACCTACTGCACTGGCGCCACCGAAGACGCACAGTGGGGTCGCACCTACACGCCGGAGCAGTGCCGCGCACAGCTCGATCGCGACCTGGAGCGTCACGCCGCCGGCATCGCGCGCTGCGTGCCGCTGGCGCGCATGACGGACGGCCAGAAGGTGGCCTTCGTCGACGCCGCCTACAACATCGGCGTCGGCGCGTTCTGCGGGTCGAGCATGGCGCGCCGCACCAACGCCGGCGACATGGTCGGCGCCTGCAACGCACTGCTCATGTGGAACAAGGTGGGTGGCAAGGAAGTGCGCGGGCTGACGCGTCGACGCCAGGCCGAGCGCGAACTGTGCCTGTGGGGCTTGCCTTGATCCCGCTCGCGACAGCAATCGCAGCCCCGGCCGTGGCCACATCGTACCGAGCGCTGGCGGTCGGCATCCTGGTGCTGGTCGGCCTGGTGCTGGCCGGTGCTGCCGGCTGGGCCGCCAACGGCTGGCGCCACGGTACCGAGATCGCCGACTTGCAGCGCGCGCACGCCGAGTTCCGTGCAACGCTGTCGGAAGACGCGCTCGCGACGCTCCAGGCCGACGCGGCAGAGGTGCGCCGCGCCGCGACCGAGTTCCGCACTATCCAATCCACCCTGGCGCCGAAGATGACGGCGCTCACCAAGGAGCTGCGCAATGCGCCCAAGTTACCTAATGGCTGCGTGCCTGATCCTGTCCGGGTGCGCAACCTCGACGCCGCAATCGACGCCGCCAACAAAAGCATCCCTCGATAGCGCGCTGGCGGCGCCGTGTCCGCAGGTCGACCGCCCGGCCGCCGCCGACTACGACGTGTGGCAAGCCTGGGCTAACGATCTGCTGCGCCAGTACGCTGAATGCGCCGCGCGCCACGCGAAGACTGTGCAGGCCTGGCCGAATTAGGGGACTTCTGAACGAAGCTGAGCGATAACGAAACAATTCGTAAATTTCCAAGGGGCATGGCATATACTGTATATATATACAGTTATCATGGAGGTATCGGGCAATTATGGCGAATCCAATCATTCCTTGGATCGGTGGTAAAAGGCGTTTAGCCGATCACATTTTTCCTCAATTTCCTATCCACGACTGTTATGTCGAGGTATTCGCCGGCGGCGCCGCGCTGTACTTCCTCCGGCCACCAGCTAAGGTCGAGGTCATCAACGACATCAATGGCGAGTTGGTGCGACTGTACCGAGTGGTGCAGCATCACCTCGAAGAGTTCGTCCGCCATTTCAAGTGGGCACTTGCTAGTCGCGAGGTATTCAAGTGGCATCAGGAGACGCCGCCTGACACATTGACCGACATTCAGCGTGCAGTGCGCTTTTTCTACCTGCAGCAACACGCCTTCGGTGGCAAGGTGGAGGGGCAGTCCTGGGGTACAGCTACAACCGCACCGCCTATCAACCTACTGCGGATCGAAGAGAATCTGTCGGCTGCACACCTTCGCCTGTCCGGGGCTTACATCGAGAACATGGATTGGGCCAAGCTGATAGATCGCTACGATCGCCCGCACACGCTGTTCTATCTTGATCCTCCCTACTGGGAAACGGCAGGCTATGGGGTCGACTTCGGTTTGGAAGAATACGAAAAGATGGCTTCGATGATGGGGCGATTGAGAGGCAAAGCGATTGTCAGCTTGAACGATCATCCGGACATCCGCAGAATTTTCGCTGATTTTCAGATGGACATCGTTCCAGTCACGTACACACTAGCCGGCGGTGGCCGCGGTGCTGAGCGCAACGAGGTCATCATTTACAGTTGGGATCGCGCCGCTGAGCCTGCCGGCTTGTTCTAAGCTGCCATAGCACAACGCCTCAATGCTATGCCTTTCAAGCCGCCCCTAACCCGCGTCGACCTGGTCGCTATCCAAGAACGCAATCTAGATTCCCCCGACGTACGGGCGCTGCTGTGGGAAGTAAAGCGCTTGCGCGCACTAGCGCTTCGGACGCACGACCTGCTCCGGCAAGGTTCATCTTCAACGGGTGCAATGATTGCGAATTCGCTGCGTACCACGCTCGAAGATGAACCGGCTGTCAAAGAGCAGCCGCAACTGTAAAACGGTCGCGATACAGCCCCAAAAACTGCTCCACAAAAATATCCACTGCCGCATGAATACTGGCTTTGGGAGTGTTGGATTTTGAAATTTTGTGGAGCAGGAAGTCGCCGCAAACCCGCATGGTTAAGCCATTTTCCGGGCAGCTTCCCAAGCTTTGGAAGTACAGCGGTGACTTCTCAAGTAGAGATAGCTGATTACTCTGGATCTGGATTCACGTTACCATCGAGGGTTTTCTCGCTCGTTAAGAGTGGCAGCGGCGCATTGCTTGGCAAACCTTCGGATTGTTTTTGAGTGTTCCAAACTATTTGCGTGATTTCGCTAATCCTGTCAACAAACGGCTTGGCAGCCATTCCGGCTCGCCCCAGCGCAACGCCTGCGTCCCCGATCAGCCCCCAAAAGCGATCAAGATCAGACACTCGTTTGTGCATTTCCTGTTGCAACTGTTCCAATCTTTTAAGCAACCTAGTTTGGTGGTCAGGCTCAAAAAAATCTGACGATGCAACTTGATCGCGCAGCTGATTTACTAATGTTTGAATACGCTGAAGATCTGCCTGTGTAAATTCGTAGGCAAATCCAGTTTTCAGCTTATTAGCAAAACGGTTTTTTAGCGATTCCAGTGCTGCGGTTTTTTTTGTTGCGCCTAGTTCTTGCTGTACTGATTTGAGGAAGGCTTGTGTCCGTCGACAGTCATTGGGTACGTCCATGCCACCTAGGTCAGGCTCGTCCGTTAGGTAACGGATCAGATCTCCCTCACGCATTGCAACGAGCAATGTGAATCCTTCGAGCAACGCAGCATGTTCTTCAGGCATCCATTGCCCTCCCTCGCCAACTTGTGCTAACGCAAGCTCGCATACAGCGATACCCGAAGCGATTGGATCGCTAGGAATTGAGGCCAAAAACTCGTCATCGAACAACATCACATCCCTCACAATAAAATTATCGGTAAGACAATAATACAGTTATGTTGATTTTTTGCAATGTAAATTTTGGGTTGTAAATCGTTTCCGCAAGGGCAGTGGAAAACAAACAAAAACAATGGCTTAATGGGCAGTCGAATGGAAGATTTGCGGAAATGATATTTCTCTAAACTACTGATTCAGTTAGAGAAGATGGCAGTCTTGAAAACTGCCGACGGTGTGAGCCGTTCGTGAGTTCGAATCTCACCGCTTCCGCCAAGCATTCTGCAAAAGCCCCGATGCCGGGGCTTTTTCGTTTTTTAAAATGGGCTGGTAAGACATTGAAGATCCTCTGCCGTCACATATCGGTTGTCGTGCTTAGTACGCCCCGCGCCCTCAGGCAAGTCGGCGCGCGGCCTGCCGCGGCGGCGTGTCGCCCAACGGAATCAAGCCTGCCATCCTGGCCAACGCAC